CTGCGCACGGCAGAAAGACCCGTCCGCAGCATCCCTGACACCGCCACGGCCACCACAGAGCCTGCGTCGTTGGCTCCAGAAGCGACCGTGACGGTGGTAACGTCCGTGTTGCGTAGAAGCGAGTCCCGGACGAAAACCGCAGAATTGTTCAGGGAAGTGCCCCAGAGGGCCGAGGCGACCCGCGTATAGATGCCATCCTGACCGTTGTCATCCGTCACCGTTAACGTGGCTACGTTACTCGATAAACTTACGAAGATGACCAGCAGATCCCCCACGACCGGCGTCACGGCCACGGTTCGGTCTCCCGTCCCGGCCGTGTCGCCACCAGTGAAAACTGCACGATAAGTTGCTGCCATAGCTTATTGCACGATGAAGGTGTCCCCGATAATCCAGCCTCCGACGCCATCAATTTGAGCCACCTCAGCGCCGAGCGTCGCGGCATCCGGCGAGGTCAGTTCGGAGATGGTTAATTGCGCTTGGCCGTGCCGGCTCGTAAGCAACCCGAGGTTGTCTGCCGAGAATCGTCCGAAGATGAGCGGCCAGACGAATTCCCCGACATGAGTTGTGGCAAGTGGTGTCGCCAGGGTCAGCGTCGTGCCAGCGACGGATGCCACCGTCGCAATCTCATAGCCGTCATCGTCGTCCAGGAAGAAGAGCCGATCGCCAGCCAGCCACGGCCATGCGGTCGAGGTCAGGACGACGGTGGATCCGGAAGCATCCGAGGCTAACTCTGAACCGCGGCCCCAGAGCGGCGCACAGGCTCGGCCCGATTTGGCCGCTGAAAGGATTCGATCTGCCAGTTGGGAGAACTTCTCCAGGTCGTCCGCCGTAATCGTCCATTGCAGCATCCTGCGTGGAACAGCGCGAAGCGCGATGCGTTGCTCCTGCCCGCGCTCAGAATCCGTGATGCCGGTCGTCCAGACGCGGTCTAGGCGCGGCTGTGCGGCATAATTGGCCCGATGTGGGAAGAGTGTATAGCCGCTGATCGTGGTGACGCTCATGCGATGCCGATTTCCGTTCGGTAGGTTCGGACGATATTCACTACCTCGTCCCGGCCGGCGCGGCTCTTTAAGAAGTCGCGCAATTCGGATTGGTCGCGGACCATGACGTTTATTACCGAATGGCCCTGGACGTTTACAGAAGGCGAGAGGGCGGCTTGATGGAGAGATTCGAGATTGTCCACTCCGAGGCGCGAAGTCGCTGGCGCGCTGAAGACGAACTCGCCGCCATGGACGACGCCGGCGGGCTGACTGGTGTTGCCAAGGCCTGTGAATCCTCCGCCGCTGAAACCTGCGAGCGCCCCCAATGATTCCGCCAACGATTGCAGGACGAATGCGGGCGCGGCCTCGGCGGATGCGCCATAGCTTGCGATTGTCGAAAGAGTCGCCGGGACCGCCCAGATAGCACTTTGCGCGGCTGCAATTGGAGCCGTAATGGCCAGCGTGGAGGCTAGGACCGCCTGACCCGTGGCGGCCATCAGAAACTGAGTAGCGATCCACCTTACGCCGACTTGGACTATGCTATGAACAATCTCCGTGAGGATGTTCGTTCCGATTTGACGAAGCGCCTGAGCCCATGTCAGCGTTCCGGTGATGAGTCCAGTTATCCCATCCGAAATCGTATCGACCGCGGACATGAAGGTGTTTTTGAACCCGTCCGCCATTTGAACGCCGAGATTTCCCCAGTCCTTCGCCAGAGCTTGAAGATTTTCAAGCATCTTTCCGCTGAACGTTTCCCGGTCCAATTCAATAAGCTTCGCCGTGACGTCAATGCGCTGGCGCTGGACATCATAAAGCTTCTTTTCGGCGTCTATGCGCTCCTGAGTCTTAACCTGTAATCCCTCCGCGTTGCCAGTAGTGATGGGCCCGGGCAGATTATCGGTTGCGATTTTCTCAAGCTCGATCAACTGCTTAAGTTCATCCCTTAGCACGCCTATAGATGCTTCGCGCCTGTCCGATGGCGATGTCAGAGTATTGGCCTGGACGCTTCGCAGTATGGCATCGTTTGCGGCCAGCATGGAATGGAGCGTCTGCTCGCGCGTGGCAAATGTTTGCAGATCCCCAGTTCCTGCTGAGCGATTTTGGTTAGCAAGCCCAAGAAGGCTTGCCACTTTTGCCGCGGCCAATTCCAGCCCTTTAAACGCAGCTCCAAACTGGCCGATTGCAAGCGTCTCGATGCCTTTGGAAATGAAGCTTCGGGATTCGATTCCGGCCTTGGCGAAGATCGCGCTTAAATTAGAAAGCGTTGGCAGCATATCCGCCACGATTTCATTCACGACGCCTTTTGCGCCAAGCTTAAGCTTGGTGAGATTGTCGTTAAACTTCTCTGCATTCCTCGCAAAATCATCACCGATGACAATTCCCAACTTCCTGGCCTCCTCAGCCTGCTCTTTTATGGCGGCGCTCCCGGCATTCAGAAGCGGGATCATCTCTATGCCCTTCCTTCCGAAATGATCGATGGCGATGCTCGTCTTCTCGGCTCCTCCATGAGCGGCTTGGAACTCATCTGAGATAGAGAGCAGGACGGCAAGGACATCCTCGCCCCCGCGGCCAGTCTTAACCATCTCTTGGGAAAGATGCGCCAGCGACCTCTGTAACGTCTCATTGGAAACCCCAGCCAGTTTTGCAGAATATTCGAGAGCGGTGAGTTGCTCCGTGGCGATCCCAACCTTCTGCGCCATCTTCCCTGCCGCATCGGCCGTATCAATCGCGGACGTTACGAAATGCCCCAGCTCGGCGGTGATTCCGGCAATGATGCCCGGCCCAATAAAGCTCTTAAAGCCCTGTAATGCGGCGCCGAGTTTACCGAGCCCTGCCTCCACCTGAGGCAGGCCCTGCAACGCCAGCTTGATTGCGATTGTATTGTCAGCCACGAGATTGCTTCTCTAATGCGCCACGCAGTTGCTTCATCGCGCTTGCCCCGCCTTTGGCCGTTACCGCCGCATGCGCCGAAACCCGCGAGTCTAAATCCAGCACCGCCTGCCGCGCTTTAATCCTGGCCGCCGCCGCCGCCAGCAGGTTCAACTGGGCAAGACTGTGCTCGGTCGCCTGCCCAAGCGTGATTCCGCATTCGATGGCGATTTCGGCGACGTAGTCGGCGAGGCCGAGTTCGCTCTTTCGATGGCGCGGTCCACGATGCCCGGCATGATTAGCTCCTGAAGGTTGAGACTGCGCCGAGCCCAAGCACCGAAAAAAGCGTTGTTGAGTTCCCCTCCCTTCTCGGCAATGGCGCTGTGGCTGGCCGGCGTCAGGGTTTCAGCCCATCCTTCTGGCTTGCCGCAATAGAGCTCGACTACCTTCAGCTCGTCATCGAGTGAGTTTCGGAGTTGCTGATACTGGCGCACCGAAAGTTGCAGAACCTTTACGGTTTCGATTGCGCCGTCGAGATGGATCGCTTCTAGAAGGGCGCCGCCGTTGAGGGTTTCCATTTTGGAGATGCCATTGTTTTGTGTTTCGGTCATAAAGCTAGGGGCGGAGTTTCACGCCTTTGACTCGGCGGGGAATCACCGGGTCGGTAAGCGTAGTCACAGCGGTTGGAACGAAGAAATTCCAGACCGGATCTGGATACGTCATTTGGTAAACTGTCGCCGGTTGATTCGTATGATACGACTTGCTTAGTTCTATGTAAGAAATGTCGCTCGTAACTCCTACCCAATTGGCTCCGTTGTTTGTGAAATTTGCCCAATGCCAGGAGTTGGTGACCTGCGGACCCTTATCCCAAAATTCCCCGGTCCCGCTGGCATTTCTCATGTGGATTGTGTCGTTGAATGCCGTATTGATCCAATTGCTATAGCAAGTCCCGACTCCTCCGCGCTGATCCAGCAGCTTATCGACTTGGCCTCCGGAAGATACATTGAATATGTTCGAATACGTCTGCACGCAAAGAGCCCCATAATCTGAACAGCAGTCACCGCCGCCGTGCATGTCGAATGCCGGGGTATGAATGTAGTTGTTGCGAAGAGAAATGTAGTTGTGCCTGGCGATCCACATCTGACCTTGCTGCGACGTGATGCAAGCCTGTTGAAGCCTTCCAGACGGCATGGTGCTTCCGTCCACATCCATCAGATTGTCTTCGAAAACCATGAAGTTTGTGCTGGCAAAGAAGTTCGTGGTGGCATCGAATGCGTTTCCGTTGAAATTCGTGTAACTGAACGTCGTGACCCATTTGGCGTCATTGTAGGCATTCATATTCCCGTTGAGCGGAGCCATCCCGAAACATCTTCCCATGCGCTCGCAGTTGTAGAACATGCAATGACTCACCAGCGAAAAACTTCCTCCGACAACTCCGGCCAGGCAGCGCGTGAAGTAGGTATTGCGCACCAGGCAATTATTCGTGTGGAGCGCCACTAGCCATCCCTGCGGAACCGGACCCGCTGCATCCGTAGCCCGAAGATACATATTGCTGATGCAGCACCAGTCTTTCTCGATTAGAAAAATGCCGTCCTTTGTATCGGCAGTTGGATCGAGATTTATTACGGTTCCATTATAGTTGCTAGAACTACCTCGGATCGTAACCCGTTTAGTAACGCGCAATCGGCCGGCCCAAACATTAGAACCGGATGGTATACTCACAAAGTCGCCATCTGAAGCGGCGAACAGCGCATTGCTCACGCCGGTCCAGGTTCCATCGGCGGCGATCTGGTCGGCTGCTCGCGCCGACACCGCCGCTATCCACATCAGAAGAATGATCAGCAATATCCTCATGGCAGAAAAGAAGGTCTCGCGGCCGGCTGAAATGGTTGCTTCACGCGCGCGAAAAGCATCGGATCCCCGGGTTGAAGTTTGAACGTGCATTGCACGGCCATCGCATCGATTTGCAATAGCTGAAGCCTATCCATCCAGACGGCCAGATCATGCGAGAACTCAATCGTGCCCGGCATTGGCGCAATCAGCGACAATGGAACTGGCTTGAGGTTCGGCGGAGCAGTTGGGCTCGTGCCCATAATCCATGGCGCCGACTCGGCGCTCTCGCCCCAGGTATTCGTGCAGGTCACGGTCATCGTGCGCGAAGCGCCGACGACCCAGTTGCTCACGGTGAAGAAGTTGGTTTGTGCGGTTCCGAGGAAAACTCTGGATTGCCCAACCTTCTCATAGAAACGATAAGCCTGCCCGCTGGCCGGAGGCGACGGGTCCCAGGTAAAGGTTACGTTGGTCGTCTGCGCGCCGGCTGCGCAGGATGCCAAGATCAGAAGGAGCAGAATCTTCATGGCTTTAGCCTAATCTTGTTTAGCTTTCTGAGATTGGGTCCAGACAGGGTCGTGTTTACCGAAGCGAATGCTCCCTGGCTGGCGTTGAAGAAACTTCGGCCGGCCGATTGATCCAGCTTCACCGCACGCACCGAATAGATATAGGGCGTTCCGGCCGCGCCAGAGTTTGTATATGGACTCGTCGTCAAGGTCGAGGTAAGGCGCGCGTAAGCATTCAGGTCTGAACTCGGTGCGCGATAAACATGATAGCCCGCAACTCCGGAATCGGTCGAGGCTGTCCAGCTCACGACATTATCGCTGCCGACCTGCACCACAGCAGCATTGGTCGGCGGACCCACCTGCCGGATCCGCAGCGTCGGATCTCCGAAGTATGTCGTGTAATTGGCGAGCCGCTGCGGGTTCAGGAATGTGCTTCCATTTGTATACCAATAGCCGGTTTGCAAGTATTGCGCTGAGCTTCCGACGAAGAAATTAGCCGAAAGGAACCATAGATCATCCGCATAAGGCTCCCCCATGCTAGAAGGGTTGATATTTACCTGCTGCTCTCGATAATAGAGCCCAAGCGTATAGCCCGTAGCAGCCACCGGCGCCCATGCGACATCGTCGGCGTGCTGCGAGCTATCCCAGTCCCCATAATAGCTCCCATATATGGAGTTGAATGCCGAATAAAGCGAGTTGGATGCAAAATCTATTGTTCGACCGAGGAGCAGATCGTTCGTGAAACTGGCATTTCCATGCGATGAAGCCATGAGATAGCTATGCGCGGCATTCGTCGAGGTCGTGATCCAGTTGGCTATGTCGAAGTTTGTGCCGTTGCCGAAGAGTTGCGAGTAGGTTCCCCAGCATTCATATGGCGGAACGGTCACGCTACTGTTTGTTCCCATGAGGGCTCTATCGCGAACGGTGAATTGCCGATGCCGCCATTGATGATTGCGGTTCAGATACTGGCGGAGCAGTTCAACCTCCGAGATTGGGAAGGCCGGCAGGTTGCGCAGATCCACGCGGCCTATCCGCAGCTCCGGAGTCGTCGGGATGTTGTCCTGGTCAAACTTGCCGTCCCCAACCGTATTGTGATCTGCCACATAGTCGGACGTGCTGTCATTGACGGTGGAATCGGTCCAGGAGGCCGCATTGGTATCAGCGTAAAACCAGTCGGCCGGATGCGCTCCGATATTGTTCGCATGGAATCCGGGGCTTGAATCGCCCGAGTATGGAATCGGAACATGGCCAACGATGAAGATGGAGAAATCCCCATTTGTTCCGCTCCGCAGGTCGGACAAGATGAGCGCCTTTGTATTGGTCACGGCGGTGAACCACGTCGCTCCCGCAGTTACGTCCACTGCCGCGATGTCGTGCCGGAACACCTTATAACCATCTCCGAGCATGTCAGAGACGAGCGTGCCCAGCTCCGTCACCAGCGCGTTTGTGATGCCGCTTTCGCAAAGCAGAATCACGCTCCCGCGCTGCTCGCGAAGCGGCACGTTCACCCCGGCATTCATGTATTCAAAGCCCTTGTAACCAAAATCGATCCCATTCGTGCCGCACATCGAATTGGTAGAACCGGCAATAAGCTGATATTCATAATGCGTCCCAGAGGTCACATTCGTATCATTCCAAAGCCCGGCAAAGGTCGGATTGGATGTGTTTGTGTAAACCGAGGTCCAGGCTAGCCACTGCCCAGGAGCGTTGGTGAAATTGCGCCGATAGACGTTCAACGCGTTTCGATATTGGTTCGTCGGCCAGACGATGCTGATGACGTGCGAGGCCGAGACCGGAAAGCCCATCAGCGTGCGCGTCTCCAGATCGCAGGGCACCGGATTGGTGGCCAGATAGGTGAGCGGGTCCAGGTATTCGAATGCGCCGATATCGGTAGCAGTCCCGCGTGGCACTCCGCGGAAATCTGTCGTGACCAATCCATTTGTGCCTACGCCGATCAGGAGACTAGTGGCTTGCAGCCGCAGGTCGTTCGTCTCATTGTAAAACCACGGATCTCCTCCGTTTATTCCGTGGTCCTCCCAGAGCGCATATTTATTCCATCCTCCAGCATCCCCGACGTGCCGATGCATCGCATCCACATCCACAGCCTTATATCCGTTCTTCGTGACGAAATTGTAGTCTGCTGAAATGTTGGTCAGGTCCGAGGAGAAGACATACCATCCTCGGTCGGTATTCGTTCCTCCGGTGCTGTTGGTTCCGCCGCAGTTGAAGAAAACATTGTTGTAGGCTCTGCCACCTATGCCAGTGCTTGCGGTGTAGTTTGTGAAAATCCCAGGTGGCGTCTCCACGCTTCCGGTCCATTCTGCTGATGTGAAAATGAGCACCGCGCCAGCCGTGATCGTATTTGTCGAGCAATTGATGAAGGTATTGTTATACCACTTGATGTCTGGGGCGGCGGCCGTGCCCTTGGCGGCGACGCCAATAAACAAATTGTTTCGGAAGGTCACATCGCCAAGGTCCGGGTTATCCTGACCCTCGAACATGCAGATCTGAGCATCCTCATCCATCTTCACCACCAGATTGCTTTCGACGATGATGCCCTTGGCTCCGCCTCCGTTGCCGCTGCCGAAAATCTGGAAGAAGTCCGGGTGATTATTGAAATTTCCAGAGATGTAGTCATTGGAACAAACGTTCGACACCACGTAGTTAGTGCGTCCGAAGACGTGAAACCAGTCCACAGCGTCCGAGTCGTGCAGCCAGTTTCCGATGAAGGTATTATTATCCCCGTAGGATTGTATAACGGTCGTCCCGGCGACGTGCAGAAACTCGTTGCTGATAATGAGGCAGCGACTCGCGCAGTTCCCCCCGAACGGAGCCTCGGTGCCAGGAATTGGATTATCCCAGCGCAGGAGGATGGAGGCGCTGCCATTCAATCCGCCGTCGAATAGTGTATTCGAAATAATGCAGTCGTGCGCCCCTTTGCCCATCCAGAACCACCATGCGCTTGCCTTTCCGGCCAGGAAGAAATTGAAAAGGTAGATGTTCGAATGAGTCGTCAGGAAAGACCAGTTCGTAGCCACTCCCTGTCCGTCGATGATGATTGGAGTCCCGACGCCGCCGCTGCGCGCGCTCGTCACGTTCTCGGCATACTGGCCCGTTGCAACCTTGACCGTGTCGCCGGCCAGCGCCGTGTTAACTCCCTTTTGAATGGTCCGGAACGGCGAACCGATCGTGCCCGGATTGGCATCGAGTCCGTTCGTCGCCACGTAATACGTCGCCGGAGCGGCCCCGGCCGACAATGCGCAGAAAAAAGTCAGGATGATGATCCACAGCCTCATTGAACGAACGGATAGGAGCCGCCTCCCGTCGCCACGCTTTCCAAATGCTGAGCCGATCCGATGTCGGGATAGGCAATCGCTCCTCCATAGCTAGCCTGCGTCTGGGTAAACTTGCCGCGGCCGGCATTGATAGCGGCAGCCGAACTGATGCGAAAATCCCCGTTGGCCGGATCCACCCAAGGCGTCAGATTGTTCCCGTAAACAATGCTTCCGATCTCGTCCAGACCGGTTCCGGCAATGATGTTCGCTCCCCCGCTTCCGTTCGTGGCCGTCCCCACTCCAAAGGCGCAATTGATGACTGAACCGTTTCGAATGAGGCTTCCAGAGGAATTGATCGCGTAGGCTCCGGTGAGTCCGACGCCGTTGCCGATAAAATTGCAGTTCTCAATATTGATGAGTGTCGAAGAGGCTCCGGTCAGGTTGATTCCGTTAGTGACATTATTGTAGAAGTCGCAACCTGAAATGTAGGCCGCAATTGCAGAAGACACCGTGGCCCCATCCCGGCCATTCGTATCCGCGATGCAATCGATCAGACTGCATCCCCCGGAGCCCAGAGCGAATCCGCTGGATCCCGTCCCGGCGTTGTCGTGGGCAATGCAACGCTTGGCCACGCTCCCGGAGGTCGATAGCTGAATAACGCCCTGTATGCCATTGCCGGCATTGCATAGGAACGCCTCACACTCCTCGATCACATCCAGCGCAGACAGGAAGATGCCGGGGCCGCGGCCATCCCGAGTGACGCAGCGAAGCATGTAGCATTCTGAGCCAGATATGGAAACTAGAATGCCAGCCGAGCCACTCGTGCCGTTCGTAGCGAAAATGAGATCCACCAAGCTGACATTGGCCCCGCTAACCGTGACCGACGTGTAGCCATTGCCGACCGTGCTGCCGGTAATCCAAGACTTGCCCAAGTCTGCGGCGTTCGTTCCATAGCCCTGAAAGGTCACCGGACCGTTGCTGGGCACGGTCACATTAGTCGTGCCGTAAATCCTGCTATTGCTCAAGTTTACCCGCGTTGCATTTCCGCTCGTGTTCGTCATCAGACCGTTAGCAAACGTGAATGGGAGATTGTCCACCGTCGCCCCTGCATACCAGGGACCATACCAAGCTCCGCCAACGCGGATACTTCGGGTTCCGGTGCCATCGGCGGGAGGAATTCCAGTGCAGGCCACGATCGAAACGGTGACCGTATCGGCGGTATCGTCTGCGGCCGTGACGCGCCCGACGAAAACAGCGGTAGTTGCACCATCGATGTAAACGCTCGCCCATGAGCCAACCGTGACTCCACCAGTCACCGGATTGGCTCCGGCCTTGGTCCAGACGCCGGTCGAAGCCACCCAATCGCCTGAGGTCGCGCTAAAGGTGGGCGTGGCATTTGTCGTCGAGCCTGCATTGATGTTCGTCCCGGTCGAGTTGCAGTAGAACTCTGTGTAAGTTGTCGCGGCCGATGCCGTCCGCAGCGACAGAGCCAGGAAAAGGAGGAGTAATTTCTTCATCGATTCACCTTCAATTGGAGAGTCAGTCGCGTGATCGTGGATGCCGAGTCCACGTTGAAGCCGATAATATCTCCGGCCGTGACGTTTGTAACCCAGCCGGTCAGCGTGGACGTTTGCGATTTTGTCGCCGTCGTAATAGTTGGTTTGGCGCTCGCTGTTATCGTCGCCCCAACGGTCGGAGGATAGTTCGCATAATTGGTTTTCCAAAGATCCACGACCGCGCTCCCGCTCTGATCAGCCAGCATCGTTACCCGCTCAATCACGCAGTTGTAAGGAACTTCAATGTAACCTTTGGTTCCGGTTGTGATAGCCGAGCCTCCTCCGTCAATCGTAATTCCCAAGGATGCTGATTGTGTATTGGTGATGGTGAGTGTGTCCTTGCTGGAATTGGTAAGGAGCGATAGCCCGAGCCCGGCCACCTGCAATTCCATCTCCTTTCCAAGCGTGTTATAAAGGATCCAATTGTTCCCGAAGTTGGTCGAATGGACGAAGGTATTTACCGCGACAGCATTGGCCGCGACGGTGAAGGAGTTTCGATTGCTGGCCACCGTAGGATCGTAGAACACGCTCGTCACTTGGTTCGTCTGGAGAATGATCTGCACGTTAGTCGCGCCCATATTAGTCACGGCTACCGTCACGGTCTCTCCGTTAAGAGCGTCGGTCTGGAAGTTCAAATATTGGTTGCTGCTCGTGAGAAGCGTGATGCTCTGGCGAACTCCTACGCCCGTTGTGACATTCGTAAGAGCGGTTCCGGTTCCGAGAACAACTGGAGGAAAGTTCGTGCCGCCTCCGCCGGCCGATCCTCCGGTATCGTTGGTGAGTGTGATCGTGTTGACTCCCCCGGAAATAGAAGTCGAATGCACCTTGAGAACCTGCGCCGCTGCGACCGTGTTGCTTCCGATGCTCAGGACGATCTTGTTCGTGGCGAAATAATTGTCCGGGATGGTCAGTTCTGTATATCGGATCCCATTCGTCTGCCACAAGCGAAGCGTGCCAGGGGCCTGCCCTGGAACATTCGTGGCCTGGATGGTTCCGCTCGCATTCAGGTTTGTTACGGTCACTCCATCGCGCAGCGTCAGGGTGGATCCGGCCGCACCGAATTGGCTGGCGTTCGTCGAGATGCTTCCTCCGCCCAGACCATCCGCATCATTCGTCAGCGTGATCGTATTCACTCCGCCAGAGATGGAGGTTGAATGGACCTTTAAGACCTGCGTAGCCGAAACTGTATTGCTGCCGATGGAAAGGATGATTCGGTTTGTCGAAAAGAGGTTATCGGGAATGGTGAGTTCGGAATAACGGACGCCATTGGTCTGCCAGATGCGCATGACGCCCGAGCCCGCTCCTGGCGCGTTGGTGATTTGCAGCGTCCCGATCTGATTTGCGTTCGTGATCGTCACCCCGTCGCGCAGCGTGAGCGTCGAACCAGCGGCTCCGAATTGGGAGGAGTTGGTCGAGGCGCCGCCTCCGCCGCCCAGCAATGCAATGGCATTGGTAAGCTCCCATCGGCGCACGATGTCATTGCTGTGCCATCCCACGGAGGTATTGGATAGCCTATAACGATCAATCTCCGCAGAGTCGGAATTCCCATTTGCCACCAAATAACTGTTACTGCTGATCATCATCTTGTTTACCGTTCCATCGTTCAAATCTTTGCCGAGGCTGAATGTCGTATTCGTGATCATCTGGAGGGATGTCCCCTTCAGGCTCAACACCGATCCTGGAATTGGCATCAGCAGGCTGGAATTAAGCGTGACCGACTTTTGAATCACGACATTGTTAGCCGGATTCATGACGATGTAGCTTCCGCGCTGATTGTTCGTGGCCAGATTGTCCCCGAAATAAAGATCGAAGGCCGACATGGCGCTGTTCGAGATGATCTGAGTCCCGGCAATATTGACCAAAGCGTTCTGGAAGAAATCCCAATGCTCGACATCGTCGAAATTCATGGTGAAGCGGCCCCCGACGTTTCCGCTTCCGACCTCCGTGATCAGGAACTCATGAAAGAGAAAGTCGCCATTGGTCGCCAGCCCATAGCCTCCATAATAAATGCCCGGCGGAAGCGTCGTGCTGCCGAATGGCGCATCCTTGGCCAGAGTGATAATCGCCGCTCCATTCGTGTGCATCCAGACAGACCTTACGGAAGGGATCGCCGTGTCTGCATTTGTCCAGACCGGAGCCCGATACGGATTCCCAGACCCGCCGAAATAGGGAATCAGATTCGTCATGTTCGCCCCATCCTTGACATAGAACTTCTTGTCCGAGCTGATGGCGAACTGAGGGCTGCAATTCGTCTCGGCCCAGCCAGGCAGGCTCTGGAGAATCGCCAGCGCCTCCTGCGGGCTCGTCTTGCGCACGACGGAGTTGCTTCCATAACCCATGACCACGATAAAGAAGTTGGTGGTCGCGTGCATCGAGGCAACGTCGGGCTGCAACCCGAACCATGCCGCTTGCGCCGCTGCGCGCTCGGGCGAAAGAAGCATCAGCAATGGCACCAGGACGGAAAGAAGTAGCTTTTTCATGGTTGGGTAAACGGATCGCCCGTTTCAGGATTAAGAAATGGATCGCCTGTCTCTGGATCTAGGAAGATATCCCCTGAGCCGGGCGGGACGACTACGACGGGTTCGGTGGCTCCAATCGGAGCCGGGGGCGAGTTGTCGAAGCTGGTTGAGGCCGACAGGAGGATGGGCAGGGCTGGATAGCTAGTGAATACGTCGCTGGACGAGAGAGGGACGGAGCCCGCGGGCGCGCCATCGAACAGCCCCGCCGCGGAGAGCGGAATGGGTGCTGCTGGACCGTCATCGAATTGAGTAGACATGCATCGGTCACAGAGCGCCCGAGTTCAGCGAGGAATGCAGCACGAGGAACTCGAAGCCCGGCTTGGCTACCTCGTCACCGCCAAAGCTCACCTCGCCGGAGATACGGAGCCGTCCCCAGGTATCCAAAACTTCCAGGAGCGTGTCGTTGGAGTCGAAGCGTTCCGTCTTGAGCCACCCCAGCTTGTCGTCACCTTCCAGCGGATTGAACTGCGTCGAGGAGCTCGTAAGCTTCTCCGTCAGGTAAAGCACCTCGGCCGCCAGCGGGCTCCATTCCTGGCTGGTGAATTTGAGCGTGAGCTTGCGCTTGGTCGTGAACAGCGAATGCAGCGTGAGCTTGCCGGGGCTTGGTCCATAAACCTCAATGTCGGTTCCATCAAGACTGACTGAGGCCGAATCAATTACGCCCAACTCATTCCAGATGACATCGTTTGGCCCCGGCCGATTGGTCGAGGAGGCCGTCCCGGCCTGCGTCACCGTGCCGGCGGTATCCGCCGTTACTGCCTCATTAGCCGCGACGCAGGGATAGGTGAAGGTCGTCCCATCGACAACGGTCACCGCCACTGGTCCGATGTTGTAACCGGCGCCGCCCAGACCTGAGATGGTAACGCTGGCGCCATTGAACAGCCCGTGAGGCGTCGGGGTGATGATGGTCGCGACATTCGTGTTGCGCGCCCTGCTGCTGGTGCCAATGGTCGAAGCGATGGTGTCGCCACTCCGAGCGAAATAACAGTGCGTCCCGATGAGGTAGGTTCCGGTAGTGAGCGGCATAGCTTTAGATTTTTGGAACGGCTAAAAAACGCAGCGTTTCTCGAAAAAGCACTGGTAGGCGACGACTCCCTGATCGGACTCGTCCACGATGAATGCCTTCGTGCTGACGTGGTAACTGTCGTTTGGATTTCCGGCCGGGCTGGCATATTGCAGCAGCGCATCCTTGGCGGCCGTCACCATCTCGTAAATGTTGAGCGTGGCTTTCTTGGGATTGACCATCACGATTACGAGCAAGCCGACCAGGAGCACCACGACTCCGGTCCCTTCGCTGGCCTTGCTTGGCTTGTCGCCATCCAACAGATAGGGAACGATCACCACCTGACCATCGGTCGAAAGCGCCTGCTCGATGTCGTGCTCCTGCTTGCCCAAGTCCTCCACAATCTCCACCCCGGCGAAGTAGGGAAAAGCCTGAAGCAACGTCACCGCATGATGCTGGAGGTCTTTGAGGGCGATCATTGGTCATTTGAGCCTCGCAGCCTTGGCGCTCTCGCCGAGCTTCCTTTGGACATAATCCAGCGTATCACTGGTGACATCGCGAAGAGCCAAACCGATAGCCGCCCGGCCCCTTGGCTTAAGAAGCCCCTCGGCGGCCGAGGCGGGCAGCTCGCCGCGTGTCCCATCCCAAAGGATGGTTGCTGAGCTTTCGCTGCCCTTGGACTCAAGGCGCGCGGAGGAGATGGCTGGACCGAACTTGCTGCGGGCTTCCTGAGCGGCCGCCAGCATTCTCGGATACCTGGAGGAGACCGAGAGGAATCCGCGGCCGGATTCGCGCGTGCTCAATTCGCGCTGCACCATGAGCGCGCGAAGGTTCAGCCGCTTGCCTTTGCGATTGATGGAGGCAACCGACTTCTTCCCTCGGAAGAATCGCAGCTGCCGAGTATCGACGGCCGAATGCGCTCCATATTTTGCCAGGATGGCCTGAACGACCCTCGGGCGCACGCGCACGCCTTCGCCGGCGAGGAGGGCCGCGAGTCTCGATGCCCTGATTGAACCCTTGGCTGGCGCCAATGCTTTGGCCCGTTGCAGAAGCGCGAAGGCAAGACTCCCTCCCTTTTTGGCGAGGATATCCGGAACTGACTTCTTGATGAGGCCGGAATATGACTTCAGCGCCGCATTCAGCTTCTCCGTCTCGACTGTGATCAGCGCATCGCTCATGGCTTAGAGACCTTGCAATCGCAGATGGTCGAAACTGGAGGGACGTTCCGATAACTGGTCACGCGATGCCTATAGCCAAAGGCATCCACGAATTCCTCTCCAGGCTCCGGCTCGGTGGCCATGACCAGCGTTTCGATGCGAGAGACATCCCTGGCGGAGAAGTCGGCTCGCTTGTTCAATTCCGGAAATGGCTCCCTGTTTACAATCCCGGTCACAGTCCCGCCGCGCCAGGTCAAGTCCTCGCCGTTCGACGCGAGGAGCGAATTGAAGCCGGCCAGGAGCGCTGTGGAGGAGGCGGACATTTACGGAGCGTTTTTCTTGAAGTAATAATCGAGCTTGTTGGTCAGGATCTGGCCGCTGCTCCCGTTGGTGATGTAGCAGACATACAGATACCGATAGCCGAGCGCATCGAAATTTGTCTGGACGGTTACGGGAGTCGTGCCGTTTGCGGCGATTGCCATGCTAAATCCGGTGGCCAGCGTCGGGCTGGAAGGAACCGTTCCATCGATGCTCGGGAAAAGCCGCAAGCCTATGACTTCCGTGCCGGATCCGTTCAGATTGAATGTCCATTTCAGCGCCACGTTTCTTTGGGCGCTGCAATCGATCGGAACCACCGTTTCGGCGACATTAGTCGTGACGCCGGCTGCCACGACGAATCCGGTAGTGGCGTTTTGCAATTGAGCTTGCGAGCGGGAGCACAGCCCAAAAGTGAAGGCCGCGGCAACCGCGAGGATGGTGAGTTTTTTCATGGATGGATGACGGTTGTTTTGTTGATCACTTGGATGGCTTCTTCAAAGCCTTCTCTCGGGCTTCGGTGTCAGCCTTCAGTTTTGCGGCGGTTTCCTTTTCGCGTGCTGCATGGCTATCGGCTTCGATCTTCTTGGCGAGGGCTGCTTTTTCGTCGGCTCGCTTGTGAGCCTGTTCGACCCTGGTCACCATATTCTCGGTTTTTTCCCGACTGCGGATCTGAGCCCTGGAATTGTCGGCTTGATAACGCATGCTCAAGACGCCCTCCGGCCAAAGGCTCACGGAATTGAAGACCTGGCGCTGTTTGGCGAGCGGAATCGTCTCATCGTATCCAGGCGTGCAGTGACCCTTGTCGTTTCCCTTTTTAAACCACGTTGTTGCGGTTCTCATTTGGCCGGTTGAAGTGATCTAAGGTTTACTTACGCGGTGACGAGGACTTCGGCGGCGGTGGTGTCTCCGGCGGCGGCTCCGAACATCACGTCATAGCTCATCCAATGCTCACGGCCGGCTCGGCTGAACCAGTGGCAAAGCTGGACGGTGAGTCCGAGTTGCTCAACGGTAACCGTGTTCAGTTCCAGGAATTCCTGAGACGGGAGGTCAATCGGAAGACCGGAGCAGACGGCGATTGCATTTGGATCGCAGATGAATCCAACGGTATTGGCCACCGCGCCGGTCCAGCGGTTTTGCTCGGCGATGAGGTCGAACCCATAGGCGCCGTCCTCCCCGAGGGTGAATTTGAATTTGTCGGTCGGAAGCAGGAAGGCCAAATGGCCGCCGTCCAGGATCAGATTCTTGCTGCCGTAATTCTTGGCGAGAGCGAAAATCGGCGGAAGGTCGTTGATGGCATCGAAACCCGATGCGACACCGATTGCCGTTGTCGCGCCATAGTTGGCTACCAGGAGCAATGCCGTCCAAACGTCGCTGATGGCATTGGCGAAGGATTGCGCATTCTTCTCGGCAACCTGCTCGACCCGATGGCCTTTGTTCAACTCGTCATTCGTGACGTTGAATGGCTGCGTGATCTGAGCGACTGAGACGCTGACCGGAGTAGTGGTGGAACCGCCCTGCTCGAAGTTGGTCGCGTTGGTGAGGGTCGTAGATCCTACGGTGATCTTGCGGACCTGGACCGTTGAGCGCGGCCTCATCCGGTCGGTGCCAAACTCGCGGGAGAACCCGCGCAGAGCGGCCAGCCGCGTGCCGATGGTGGTGATGAACGAATCGGCCAGACGATCGGTGACGAGCGTCGCGCTATAAGTATTCGCAGCGCGCGGTTGATGCAACTGCCGTAGTTGTTCTTGGACGGAGAGGGAGGACATGTTCTGGATCCTGGCCTGAGCATGCGCTTCTCGAAGCCCATTCCAGTTGGCGACCGAGAACTTCATCCGCTCCTCGCCCGGCTTCATCGTCCGATAGTTCTCGATAAGGGAATTCCCGTAGTTCTCGACCGTCGTCCGCCGGACCGGATCGGCACCCATCAGCGGCATTGCGCGGATGGTGGCGAAAAGCGACTCGTCCGCCATGAGCCGCGGGATCCATTCGTCGGCCTTCAGATAAGGACGGTCGATCGCGCATACGGCGAACTCGTTTCGAATTCTCTGCTCGCGCTCGCGGGTGACTTGGGCGCGCAGGGCATCAAGTTCAGCCTTAGAAACGATTATGTCCGGCACCACGGTCTTAAGGGCGTCTCCCTCTTCTTTTGGAACCTTCCCATTGCTGATCAGTTCGTTGAAAGCTCCAAGGATCGCTTCATCGGTCGCATCCGCGGCGATGGCTTTGCCGTGCTGCTTTAGCAGGGCAAGGATTTTGTCTTTTTGCATGATGTCTTGCGTTTGCCCCGCCGCAGTGGGCGGCGGATTTGGGGACTTGTTCAGCGCCGCCGGCACATACCGGAACGCTGAGAAATTGAAGTTGGCGACCGCGGCGATCTTGATCTCCTCGGTGGTTTGATCGGCCAGGCCAATTGACTTGGCTTGCGTGCCGTCGAACCAGGTCTCATCGCGCATGAGTGAGCGCATCTTCTCGCGGGATTTGCCGGTCTTCTCGGCATAGATGCCGGCCAGCAGGTCGCCGTGCTGCTCCAGCCGGTCGGCCATATCGCGCATATCAGCCGCGTCGCCCATGACCACCGCGCTCGGGTCGTGGATCATCAGGAGCGAGTTCACCGGCATTTCAAGAGACTTGCCGGCCAGCGCAATGATGCTGGCAATGCTGGCGGCGATGCCGTCCACCCGGACCGTGACATATTGTTTGCGCTGCTTGAGCTGGTTGTAGATGGCCAGCCCATCCCAGACATTGCCGCCGGGGGAATTTATAGCGACGACGATCTCCTGCTTGGCGTCGATTTCACTCAAGGCTTGCGCGAAGTCCTTGGCTGAGACGCCATCACCGCCAAACCAGTCCTTTCCGATCTGGTCATAGATCAGAATCTCAGTCGGAGCACCATCCTTGGAAGCGGCTCGAATGGTAAACCAGCCTTTGACGGGTTCAGGCATCCTGGAGGTCTCCTTGTGCCGCATTCGGATCCATGGCCGCGGATGAAGACTCGGCTTGCATCATCTGCGCGAGTTGATCCCCGGCCAGATTGGAAATTTCGCCCACCTCGACGCCGTATTCTGCGGCCAGCGAGCGAATCAGGGCAGCTTCGATGGCGCGCTGGCGCAACTGCGTCGCATAATCCAGTCCAAGGGCTCCGTAGGATCCTTGGAAGGTCTGAACGCCAGCCGCGATTTCCGCAATGTTAGCCGCGCTATTGCGGCCGACATCTACATCGGGAGTGCGCGGGGCTTGGATGCTTACCTTGCGCCAATCGGCCGGCGGGCTGGCAAGGCCGCGTTCGGTGGCAATCGCCCAGCTCATCACATAACCCCAGATGCTTTTTTGAACGTCGGCAATGACAGCATGACGGCTTTTGAAAGCGGAAGTGGCCATGGCCAATGCGCCGCGGTAAACGGTGCCCTGCATGCTGTCTGGAAAGACGAGGCAATAGGGAATCTCGACCGCGGTGCATACGAGCTCGCGCTTTAGCCGCCAGTAATCGGTGGTGGTGACAGAGGGCCGCTCGCCGGAATGCTGATGAATCTTGTCCCCACGCTGAAGCACGCGCGTCCGGCCGCCGCTGATGTCCCGGTAGTAATCGATCTTCTGAGCCGAGTGCGCTGTTCCATTGCTGCTGATGGCGGTGCCTTGCAGGAGTTGGCGCCGAAGCGTGGCCGGGTCCAATTCTCCGCTATCGGTTTCAACCCAGTCCGTGGTCGAGGCGTTCTCTTTGGCGGCCTGCATCTCCAGGATATGCAAATCCCCGATGTCGTGGATTTCGTTGATGCAGGCATGGAAATGGGTAATCCCGCGGACCTCTCCCGGCCGCTCTGGCTCCATGACTGGAATGACATTGGCCGCGGTGCGGGGAGGCCCGAAAACAAACTGATTGGCCTTTGGCTCGTCGGCGAAGTAATACGCGACAGGCCGGCCGAAGGCATCCATCCGAACCCCATCGTGGACAAGCGGATCGTCTTTGTATTCGTCTGGCGTGCGGCACAGATGGCTTTCGACCATCTGGACTCGCGGTCGCATGGTGCCTTGAGAGTCCTTACCCGAGGTCAGGATGATGAAGGTATCGCCCTCGATGAACCACCGTCGCGCGGCCAGTCCGAGGAAGACTCCGAACGGCTGACGGCTGGTCAGATCGCAGACATTGCACCAATCATCCCACCAAACTTTGGCCTTTTGATTCCAGGCCGGATCTGAAGAATTCGGAGTGAGCTGAGGATTTGAGCCGACGACGTAATTCTCGAACTTGCCAGCCAGAGCCTGGACGAGAGGATCGTTGCGCTCCAGTTCGCGCATCTTGCTGGCCATTATGGCACGCGAGGAGGCGTTCGCGTCGAACCGCGCTCCCTGATAGGGCGTCGAGAGAATCGAGCGTTGCGGGCTGTAGCCGGCCGCATCATAGCGCGCAAGGATTCGCAGGAGCGTTCTGGCCATCATGTTCCGGAACCAGTTCATGCGAGCGCGCGAAGGTTGCAGAAGGTCGAGGGTCCGGCTTCATAAGCCGGGACGAGCAAGCCCATCATCTCGTCCTTGATCTGGGTATCGGTGGGGGTGCCGCCGAGTGCTAGGACCACCTCGTCATGCAGGTCAATGAGATATCGCCACTTTGTTTGGCTCTCGGTGATTGAATTGCGCTGACTGTCGCTCACCTGCATGTTTTCCACACCGTGGCCGTTGGCATGGGTTTCCTTGATTCCGCTCGCTATATTTGTGAGCACCCCAAGGGCTGTATCTTCCTCCCTGCGAAGCTGTGCGTAAAGCGCGATGCTATTCGTTACCGAATCGTCAAAGGCTTTCGCCAAGGAGCCGCGTAGAACTCTGGTTGATACCACGGCCATCATCATGGGACATGAAAAGTCCCACCGTAAGCCGCACGAAGCAACTGCTGCTAAACGAGTGTCTTACCTCCTGAAGAATCGAAGAACTGCCTGCGTGCGCGACTTGGCCCGGAAGGCTGTCATTATTGACCGGACGTGGCCCGCAACGGTGTGCTCGCTGATCTTGAGTCGAACGCCGATCTCCTTGTCGGTGAAACCGCGACCGATCAGGCGGAGGATTTCAGATTGGCGGGGGGTGGCTTTCATTCCAGTTTCAACAATTCGAAGAATGCCGCTGCGACAACCTGCAACACCTCGCAGTCCAGCAAATGGTTGGGCCAATGAACCGAGCGCGGCTGCCAAACGTGGTTTGTGAGTCCGCTGAACTTGTTTCGGACGGCGGTCTTCACCTCGGCGTCCATGTGGCGCCAATAATCCTCCCCGGCTGCGTCCTTGGCCACGCTCCATTTGACGCCGCCCTTGCCCTCGCGCATGGCCTGCAGGATGTCTTTGAAGTAGTCGGCCGAGAACTGGAGGAGGTTCATCATCACCGCCCCGGCGTTGGAAGTCCCGCTGTGCGGGTCCATCTCGGCCAGGAAGTAGGGGATGAGGAGACCGGTCTCCTGGCTTTTCCAGCGTTTGCGGCCCGGCATGCCCTTGGTAGGCATCCAGCCGATGGCCAGCGCGCGGTCTCTGGTTGGCACCATCTCGGAGAACCCGGCGCAGGTCCGGTAAACGTCGGCGTCGCTGCGAGCCCCATAGCCTGAGTCCACGAAAACCCCCACGTCCTGGATCCCGTGCCCCTTTTGGACGGCGCGCAGGTCGTCCCAGGTCTCGCAGTGGCCCGAATCAAGCCCGTGGGTCTCGCTGGCGCTCCAGGCCCTGGCCATCCGCCAAAACTTCGGGGACTTCTGTTGGCAGTCCACGGTGAGGATCTTCTTCCATTCGGCCGTGATTTCGATGGCTGCGCGCACGAGCTCGGTCCGCTCCCCGAGGGTATCCTGCGCCTGATAGGGCTCGGCCAAATCGCCATTGATGAAGCCTTGGAGCCCTTGCAGGCTGTTTTTGGCCTGGAGGAACTTCACTGCCAGCCTTCCGACGCTCGTCTGCGGAGAACTGGCGTAGAGGCTCGGGAGATGCCAGCCGCGGTAACCCCGAGCGGCGACGGCCGTTGGTCGCCATTCCCCATCACGGTCCATTCTGGACTTGTGGCCGTCCAAAATTCGCCCCGAGCAGTGCGGACAAAGGTAATGTGCCGACTTTTCCACGCGATCGAGGTCCCAAATGCCTTCTTTTGCCCGCGCCGCGGGGTCCCAATAAGCGAAAGCCTCGGATCCGGTGAGCCGAAAGACTGTGTAATTCTTCGACCAGGCCAGCACCACGAACTTGCGGCAATGATGACAGGGCATGAAGCGCCGACGTTGATCGGTCTTCAAGAATTCCTGCCAAATCAATCCTTCCAGCAGAGTTGGGCTTGAGGATTTCGCCCGTTTCGGCGAAGCAAAAGCCTTCGTGCGCTGCTCGGCCAGGTTCACGGCATCCGCTTCGCGCTTGGTTCCCTCATTGAACTTGTCCACTTCGTCAAGGATGACCACGGGCGCCGGCACGCTGGCCAGGGCAGCGGGGGAATTGCTCCAAACGAGCGAGACAATCGAAGAGCCGATGTGCTGCGAGCGCGTGGTGAACTTGTGCCGGCTGGCGCCGTGGGGGATTCCAGCGGCCAGGGTCGGCGAGGCGCGCAGCATCGGAAGCCAGCGGTCTTTCGAGAAGCCCGTCACCGTGTCGCGCGTCGGCATTACCCAAAAGATGCGGCTCGGGTTGTTCTCGATAGTCCAAGCCGCTCCGCCCATGATGCCGCCGGTCTTTCCAGACTGCGAACCAGCGACCTGAACCATATCTGTGATGGTCGGATCCGACCAGGCGTTGAGCAGATCGCGCATGTATTCTCGGCCGGCTAGCGTGAATGGACCGGCATTGTTCGGCTCGCTAAAGCGTAGATGTTCGCAGCACCACTCTGCGACGGATTGCTTCGGGCGGTCGGCGAAGAAAGAGCGCGTGAGGTCGGTGAGGAAGGTGCGCTGGGCGGGGGTCATTGACTTTTCCAGGATAGCGTCAAGCGGAAAAGTGAAGTTTTGTGCTTTTTTTCATCCGGTTTCTCTCGGCGTCAGTAGTGTTCACCAATGTTCATTAATGTTTCCCAATTCGCCTCATTTCGCTTTAATTCCATTCAATCACTGCCAAATGAGGACATATGAGGACATATGATGACAAGTTGATACCGGGTTGATCCTGCGTCCAGAAATCCCGTGCTATAACTGCGCGAATGAATGAAGCGATCTACCTCACACCGGAATGGAAGAGCCACAAACTCGAAGTCATCAAGATCCGAGGATGCGAATGCGAAAGCGATCTCTGCCCGAATAGGGGGAAGATGGTGCCGCTTACTGTCCATCATATCAGTTATGCGGGCGGCATCTTCGGGCCGGTCAATGAAAAGGTCATCCTTTGCCATACCTGCCACGCGGTCGCAGAAGCCAGCAAGGCAATCAGGAGAGGCCAAAAGCAAAAGGCGTATCGCTGCACAAGACAGATACAGGACACGCTTAGAAAAGCGGAAGACTTTCTCGATTTTGGAGCCGCATGATTTCATCTCGGCAACTCCTTCCGAATCATCGCCAGCGCCTCATCAATCCATCGCTGCAAGGCTTCCCTGGCCAACTGCGGGTCCGCGGGGTTGCAATGCGCGCAGGCTTCGTTCGCGAGCGCCAAGAGCCGCTGCCGAATCGCCAGCATGCATTCTCTGAAGGTGTTGGCGACCTTCTCCAGCTCCACCAGCTCCCCGCTGCGCTCCCGATTCTTCTGCTCCTCGCGGTCGGCTTGAGCGTGGGTGAGGCGCGCGCGTTCGCGTTCGGAGTCGCCGAAGAGAGCGGTTGTGATTTGCTTGGTGGTGTATTTCTTGTGGCGCTCGACTTGGACGCCGGTTCCTTCCAGGCCGGCGCGTAGGGTTTTGGGCTCAACGCTGAATTCCTGCGAGCCTTTGGTGAGGGTCCAGAGCATAGGTGTCAGCGGGGATGCAGCTCGCCGGGCTCTCGGCCTTTGATGTAGTCCGCGATTCTCCTATTGCGTTTTATGAGTTCGATGATGGTTCGCTCATCCTCCTCAGTGAATCGGCGGGCTTCGCGAGCTGATTTCAACTGGAGCCTGAGCCGTGCGATTTCCCCATCCTTGGCTTGGCAGAGTTCCTTGTAGGTGCAGCGGCTCTGCATGCCGACTTTTCCAAGGAAACACTGATCCGCGCAGGTGCAGTCACAGCGGGCCAGCGACTCCAGTTCTGCAACTCGCATGCTCAGCGGGGCATCCACAAATCCGGGGTAATTCATACGGAAACTGGGCAATTTTGTCTCATGTGCGTTGAACGCTCTGCGTCGGCCCC